ATAGTGGTTGCACGTTTACAACCAAATAGAGCGATGGGCACGGGAGGTGTTCGCTTAGCGAATTGGAGTTACTCCTATGAGCAACGTGAACGATTTCCCCATTATCCGGGCGGAAGCACTAGGCAAGCTGGCAAAAGGCGACGTCATAGGTGTTCTTACGAACGTAGTAGATGGTGAGCCAACTGCGGCAGGAACGCGTACAATCGTGGCTGACAGTCTTGTGATAGGCAAGGCACAGTTTCACCGGGAAAAGATTGTCCTGTTCTCGCAAGTGGACCAAGACGCGGCCAAGGCAAAGTCCGGTAACGGACGAGTCAAGAGCACCAAGAGCAAAAAGCTAAGCGCCCACATCTAGGGGTCGCCTAGCGGACAATCGGTAAGACGCGAGCGTCCCCCGTTCCCCCAAACGTGAAGTTAAGAACCCTGTTAGAGATAGCAGGGTTCTTTTCTTATGCCCGTCGCTACCCATGTTGACGCCAGAGCGAGCGCCAGAGCGCCAGCACTAGGGCAAAACATGGCAAGACTGCGCCATACCCTACCGATGCCAGCTTGACCGGCGTAGATACGCTTACAATGCGACGTGTGAAATCTGTCACAAGCTACACATTAGGATTGTGAAACTATTCACAATACCAAATGGAGATACAAAGAAGAAACAAGATACCAGAAATACAATTCAGGTATTCCTTATACTAGTGCAGGGGGTCTTAGCAATAGCTAGGTTTACTACGACAGTTGGCTTAGCTAGTTACGGATAAGCCGCGACAGCTAACATAGTAGCACTAACTGCGCGTTATGCCCTTATAGGAGTTGACAGACTGGCTGCCAGTTGATACGATGGTGTCACCACTCGGAAAAGGAGTTGCTCTTAATGCTAAACATACAGCCACTAGTCGGCGCTCTTATAGATAAACATGGCAGTATACAAGCCGCTGCTAATGCGGCTGGCGTACATGCTAACCTAATCTACGGCGCTGATAAACACTACATGAGAATAGATAACTTCATAAAACTAAGCAGAGCCGCAGGACAATCGCCTTCGGATATGCTAGAAAGGTGTCTTATAACAGAATATACCACAATAGAATATGATACGGAGGTAGAAGCATGGAACTAGCAGAGCTACACCGGATGTTCCCTACTAGGGCGGTCGGCACTAGGAAGCGCCGTGTTAGTAAGAACGGCCGGGTTACTACACGTAAGGCAAGTCCAGTGGATTTGCTATTCTTCGGCGGGGCTAGCATAGGTGATACGCTTAGCGTTAAGCCAGTGACGCCGGATAACCCCGCTATTCCCGTAGTTAAGAGCCGCTGGTGGCCGGGTATGCTAGACCAAGAGGGAGAAAACAGTTGGGCCTTTATTAATAACACTGGAGGAACAACTAAACTATGACTTATCTACTTGCTTTCATCTACGCTACTGTTATGTTCTACGTAGCAGTCGTGGCAGCTTCGGCTGCACCCTCGGATAAGGTAACAATATGCCACGCTGCTGGACTTGCTGGCACTACGCACTACGTAGAGCTTACAATTTCATACAACGCTGCATTTGGACAAGCCGGACACTTCTACGAGAACGGTACACCTCGCGCAGGGCACGAACAGGACTACCTAGGACAGTGTGCCGCCGCATCCACGCCTACTCCAAGTGCGGCGCCGACTCCTAGCCCGACCCCTGAAGCTACACCCGTAGTACCAACCGAAACAGCTACACCTACACCTAGCATACAGGAGGTGCCGACACCAACGCCGCAAATCGTAGGAACTTCGATAAGCCGTGGCCCTATTCAGCTACCGAACACGGGAGGAACACGCTAATATGAAAGTACGGTTCGTAAACTATTGGCTTACGCACTGGACAGGACAAGTTGAAAACGTTCATATACACGGTATGAAACTCGTAACTATCTATGAGGGAGAACTGTTTATCGTAGTCTCCGAAGTAGTAGGGGTAGTCGTAGTTGACAATACCTTAGTTATACTCGGAAAGGGGTAACGCATAAGGTCGTTATAGCACTTGACACCGGCTGGTTCGGTGTGGTAAGCTGTTGCAGCATCGAACCAATCCATCCAGATACTATATAAGGAGAGTAAACATGGAAAAGAATATCTTGTGCCGCGGTAGTTCAGCTAGCCTCGGTAAAGGTAAAGGGCCAGTCCGTCTCTACCCCGAAGGGACTACGGACTTCTCGGACTTTCGTAAGGGTGACGTACTCGTTACCCCCATGACTAACCCTGACTTCGTATCCGTTATGAAGATGGCCGAGGCTATCGTTACGGACATCGGCGGTATCACCTGCCACGCTGCTATCATAGCGCGCGAGTTCGGCGTTCCTTGTATCGTAGGTACTGGCAATGCAACCAAAGTGCTAAAGATAGGCGACGTTGTAATCGTAAATGCTACAGATGGGGAGGTTTACACTGTCAACTAATCCCAAGCCAGAAGATAAACCCTTTATCTATGGAGGAAAAATATATATGGATGGGGAAGCACACGGAACATTCAACAAGGGCGTATTTCAAAACTATCTTAATTCGCTCTCCGGATGGGATAAGCCAGAGCCAAAGATAGCAGAAACTACTTCTCCTAAGTGCACCCATTGTAGCGCCTATGCCGTGATGAAGGTAAGCGGCGTCTCCTACTGTGCACACTGTAAGTCAGTGCCCGGCGATACTACAAATACGCAAGACCCCTCGGTAGAAGTAATACCACCGAATAAACTATACGTAATCCAGTGGGGTAAGAAGGGCGGAGAATACTACGAATACTACTCACATACTTTTAAGAAGGAGTACAAATACATAGCTAACGGTTATAACCCTGAACCGCACAAGGTACTTAACCAAGAGCCGAGACTCTTTGGTAAGTGTGTCGTATGTGCTGGCACTTACTGTGAGAAGTGCGATGGGTGTGCTGCTAACTGCGAATGTCCATTCGTATGCCAAGGGTGTAACGAACAAAAGAGCAAGCGTGTTCGGGCAAAGAACAGTAACAGCTATTGCAATAGTTGCCTGTGTAAATTCTGCCAGAGGCCGATGGCTGAACACGCGAAGCTCAACCTTCTATGCCCTGTGTGTACTACCAAGCAGTGTATACACGGCTGTCCTCATAATGACCAGCGGGTAGTAGCGAGCGAAGTATGGCGCATGTCTGATATTAACGTATCAGAGATGGCAGCTAAGTTCTACTTCGAGATGTACCGCTCGCTTAAGACACCAGATAAGTACCTTCGCGGGTACGAAGACCATAAGCACACACTAGCACCGATACTGGCTTCCTACCTAGACATGGTAGTTGGTGGTGAACTAAGACACGCTGGTTCACAGCTACCGGGCGTTGCGGTTAACGACTTCACACTAGCACGTAGGTTCATTAAGAAGTCCGGTGGTATAGGTAGGAACGGTGGTTGGGCACACTGGTACAAGTATCGGAAGAAGTACGGGCTGCAAATACTAGAGGAAGCTGCGGCTCTGATGCACTCATATGAATGGCGTGGTAGCTACGGCGGTGAGTCATGGGGTAGCTGTGCTGACACACTGCTACGCTTCTACCGGGGAGAGATTTCATCCGAGCTTTTCATTGACCTAGCCTTTGCATTGGAACACAACAACGGCTGCATCTTTGATAAGTTCTTCGGCGGTACTAGAAAGATACGCCGGGTACTGGACGCTAACCTCGCCAGTGACTACCAAAAGCTGGCCGGATATCTACCTATGAATGAGCGGGAGAACGGATACCAATATCTACTGGAACTTAACGGCATAGATGCAGAGGAGGCTAACAGAATAGCAAAGAATCAAGCAAACGAGTATAAATATGATTATGAAGATGATGAAGAAAATTACTGCACTTGCTCAGAGTGTAATAGGCGGGAGGACTGACATGACATACAACTACTACCCTGCCTGTGCTTCATGCGGCGAGCCGCGGATGATTTCAGTAAGGTGTCATACCTGTACCCGTTATGTATGCGACGTCTGCATATGGTCGGGAGACATCTGCAATACCTGTCATATGGAAGGACTATACGGTAAGACAGAAGAAGAAACAACAAGAGAAACTACAGACGATGGTACTCCTATCATCCCGCTTTGGTGTGGTAACTGCATGGACATTAGACAGTTCGTTGGTTACACTTCGGAGTCGGGTGAACTATACCCGTGGTGCGTAACCTGCTACAGTACATGGTCACCCCATGATATTACTAAGGAACAGGTGGTTGCTCCGGGCGTAGACATCAACTGGCTACACGCTAACTGGACACAGCTAGCCGGAGAGGGTGATACAGTAGCCACTGTAGATACTGCGGAGAAGTTGTCAGACCAAGAACTATACTGCATCAACTGTAAGCGTATAACTAAGCACATAGATACGCACAGTAAGGTAGTTACTGAGGAATGGGAGTGCGTCTCCTGTAAGCGTAGGCGTTGTGACTACGGTAAGCAGACTAACAACCACTTTAGGGACTGCCACCACTGGCGGGACACGATACAAGTAGGACAGTATACAGTCACCGTGTCTGCTAGTTCCGATGGGGTATGGGGCAGGGCACATAAGGCAGATGCACTCGAACCGGACTACGGACTCTACCTAGCCAACACATGGGCAGGTAAGGTCGTAGTTACGCCGGACTTCCCTCGTGCTAGTAACCTTATACCCCTGAACCACAGCTACCCTAAGATTATCTTCGATTGGGTAGACTACTCGACGCCACGACCAACGGACTTGCTAGCCGTATTCGAGTGGGTTAAGGAACAGATACGTGACGGCGCCCGCATAGACCTCGGCTGCTTTGGTGGACACGGTAGAACGGGAACGTTCCTAGCCCTGCTAATCATGGAGTTCGAGGGTCTTAGTCCCGCAGATGCTACTCAAGCTGTGTGGGATAGGCACTGTAAGGAAGCCATCGAAACGGTAGGACAAGAGAACTTCATCTACACATGGGCAGGGCAAGAGCCACCGGTAAGGACACCGACCAAGGTATGGACAGCATACAAGTCTAAGGCTAACGGGCAGGCTAATGGTAACAGCGGCAGTTTCAAGTATGCATCACGCGCAGAGAAGCGACAAGCTAAGGCCAGCCGTAAGCGTAACCGCAGAAACTTCCGTGACTTTGCCGAGGCCATGCGTGACCAAGCAGATAAGCAGAGTATAAAGTGGGAGGTATACCTTAAGACCACGGTAGAAAACAAGTCAACCTACTGGCACTGTGAGGCATGCTGGCACTGGATGGGCGAGTCTAGCATTAAGGAGGCAGGCAAGAGTGCAAAGATAAAAAGAGAATGTTCCGAGTGTCAAGAGACACGAGAGTTTCAGCGCCCGTTCTACCTATACGAGGACACACGGACTAGTGGAAAGGAAAAGCTTAATGACTGCTCCGTATGAACTGGAAGACCTGCTAGAGTACGAGGCGTACGCAAAGAAGCATATTGCTAAACTTAATGAAGAAAATAGGAAGCTTATTGAGCAACGCGAGGGGCTAAAGAGGGCACTAGCTACCGCCAAGGAAAACCTAGATGTCATACATACTAGGATTGCTAAGGATAGGAGTGCTGAGTCCCGCCTTGCCGAAGCAGAGGGGCTGCTGTACGAAGGCTCGGCTGATGGCGACTCGTTGGAGTACGATGCCGCAGACCCACTAGCAGACGTGATAGCGAGCTACTAAATATATTTTTGGAAGGGGCTTTACTTATGAGTGATGAAGAGAGCCGGAGAGAGGATGCTAAGCGTGAAGAATGGGAAGATGCACATTACTACGGACGATGCGAAAGCTGCGGTTGTCCAGTATTTATTGAAGAGTCGTGGGCGGAGACGCTTATTGACCCTGCTAGCGGTAGGGCACTCTGCTCCAACCGAGAGTGCAGAGAAGAAGTAGAATGGTGATACATGACTGTTGACTTGACACAGCTAGGCGGTAAGTTCTCTGAGCTACGTGGTACACAGGCTGACATACTAGCTAGCCTGATAAGCACCGACAATAAGGTGATGATGGCCGAAGCACCTACGGGTATCGGTAAGTCTCTGATTGCGCTAGGTCTGCACCAACTGCTGCGTTCTAAGTTTACCGTCGTGTCAACAGGTACTATCTCACTGCAAGAGCAGTATACTAGGGACTTCCCTACCGCTACTGCACTACTAGGCCGTCGCAATTTCGTGTGTGAACGCAACGGGTTGTCGGCAGCAGAGGCACCTTGCACTATAGATAACAGCCTCGACTGCGCTTCTGCGTACCATGAACAGGAGCGTGCGTACTGGAAATCAGCGTGTGTTATTACTAACTATGCGCTGTTCGCCAGCGAGCTACTGCACGGTAGCAGGTGGATTAACAGGCGCCCGGAACTACTGGTATGTGACGAGGGACACCGACTACTGGACTACCTCACTGAGGCGGAGGCAGTGGAGATTGACTGCACGTTAGCAGAGAAGCTAGGTCTTAAAGTGGGAGAGCTAGTCTCCCTCGCACAGGCTAAGGGATGGGCAAAGGTAAACATCAAAGGGATTAAGGGTAGGGCAACGGCCGAGATTATGGCAGGTAGTAAACGCGCAGGTATGTGGATGTCTATGCTGCGACAGGTTACCTCAGTCATTGAGGCTGACCCTAACCTAATCGTTACACGTAAGGGGAAATACTTCAAGGCCGTGCCCCTGTGGCCGAAGAGTAGTGCCACCGCCATGACTGAATCAGCGGACAAGATACTTATTATGTCGGCTACCCTGTACGGGGGAGAGTTTCTGGCGGGACTACTAGGCATCGACGACTACTACTACACGAGTGCCGAGTCACCCTTCCCCACTGATAGCTGGCCCGTATACTATCGACCCGTAGCCACGATGAACAAACGTGCAGGGGCACAGGCATGGGTTACTATGGGCGACGAGTGCCACCGCTATATGCACGACGAACCGGAGAGCGGCGCCATACATGTAGCCTCGTTCAAGCAGGCGGAGTTGATAGCCCGCCGCATCCTAATGTGTGCTCAATGTCGGCGGCGCCTGATAGTACAGAAGATGGGAGAGACACGCAATGACACACTGAAACAGTTCCGAGCGCAGGAAGGTGCATGGATAGTACACCCTTCGATTGGAGAGGGGGAATCATTTGACGACGAGCTTTGCCGCGTCCAGCTTATAGCTAAGATACCCTTCCCTGACCTAGGTGATGCACTGGTCAAGCTACGTGCAGCGGACTCCGAGTTAGGCCAACGCTTCTACTTCCACTCGACCGCGGCTAAGGTAGTGCAGATTGTAGGCAGGGGCATGCGCCATCAGGACGACCACTGCCGGACATACATACTTGACAACAGCTTCGGCATGCTGTATGATAAGAACCGCACGGCCTTCCCGCCGTGGTTCCAACGACAGTTAAGATAGGAGTGAAATGCAAGACATGATAACGACTAGAGAAAGAAGAGAACATCACATGACAGACTTCTTAATAGCCCTTAACATAATAATTTTTCTTGTATTGTACACTTTACTCGTTTTCCTACTTGGTTTCGCAGTAGGTGTATTAATAGAGGGAGAATGATGTTAGGACTTACTAACTATCTGACAACAGCGCAGAGCCTACGCCTAACACATGCCTATCTCAGTGCATGGGCTATCGTACTGGCACCGTGGCTCTTGCTGTGGGAACAGCCTGCGGTAGAGGATAAGACATTACAGTGGGACTAATAACCTCAAAGTACTGTCACACTAATTGGGGTACGAATGTACACATTACTAATGATGAGCGGACTACCCTATGTAACCGACGTGTACATAAGACACTGTGGCAGATAACAGGACGAAAGGTGTGTTACCTCTGTGACGCCAGAAGCAGACAAAGTAACGACGTGTAGTAGCTGCGGGGTCTATCGACTGTGCCGCCAGCACAGAGACCAATGGCTCTGCCTTAAGGGTAAGTACCGATGCTACAGGAAGAGAGTATAGATGAATGAGATAGGACAGACAGTTGTAGCAGAGGGTGGAGTTCCGGGTGAGTACCGAGGGCCGGGGCCGTACGATATTATGTTCGTCGGTGAGGCACCGGGGCCAGAAGAAGTAAAGGCAGGCCGTCCATTTATTGGGCCGGCAGGCCGTGTCTTCGAGGCCATGCGGAATGAAGCAGGTATAGACTCATGCTACGTCACTAACATATGCAAGGTATTCCCCGGTAGGGATGCCAAAGGTAAGATTAAGGCGCCCACAAAAGAACAATCAACACAGTGGCGTCCATATCTAGAAGCCGAGATTCGAGAAGTCCAGCCGAAAAAGGTAATCCTATTAGGGATTCCAGCATGTAAGCACGTATTCGGTGGGCAGTGGAAGCTCGGTGATATAGTCGGCACAACACAGGTAGTCGATGGGGTTGAGTACGTAGCTGCGTATCACCCCGCCTCGTTTATCTATAACCAAGGCACGGTATACGGCAGCCGCATCGCTAATACACAGCGCCGCATTTTACGTGACGCCTTGGGTATGGAGCCAGTGAGCTACGACTACCTTGTGTTACCGCCGAACAGAGAAGAAGGCATGGCCTTTATAGACCTAGAGACTTCGGGCAAGACAGACCCGCGCGTGGCTAAGGTAGAAGAGTGGTCGCTCCTACGGGAACAAGACCAACAGGCTACACTGAGCTTCGAGTCGGGGACACTACCGCCACGGTTTGACACCGCCGTATTTCACAATGCAATGTATGATTACCCACTCCTAGTAAGGGAGAACCGTGAATGGTTATCGGTGGAGGACATACATGACACGATGATTATGGCATACGTGTTAGGCTACGAAGACCTGAGTCTTAAGGGGCTGTCGTCTGAACTGTTCGGGATACAAGTATTTGACTACAAGAACCGGGACAAATGCGGCCGTGAAACATACAATGCACAGGACGTGTTCTTAACACGCCGGTTGTATGATACACTCGGCCCCCGTCTAGTAGACAACGAGGCTTATCAGATAGACCGCTCGATTGTACGTGTCCTTACACGGGCAGAACTATTCGGCGGGTACATGGTAAACCAGAAGAAACTACAGTCCCTGATTGGGGATAAGCAAGCGGAAAGAGAACGGCTAGAACAGACATTCGCCAAGTGGTATCCGGGTATTAACATGGGTTCCCCGGCGCAGTTGCTAGAAGTCTTCCCGACTAAGGACACCAACGCTGCTACTCTCAAAGACCTAGGGACACCGGAGGCTATGGTCATACTGGCATGGCGCTCCGTGAACAAAGACCTAACAACATACCTACTCCCTGCATCAGGACTCGAAAGATTCTCCGGCCTCTACCGGCTAACGATGTCCGCGGGTGATGAGAAAGACCCATCCGAAAAGGGAGGAGCAGGCACTGGTAGGCTTTCAAGCTACAGTTTTAATATGCAAAATCTAGACCCTGAGCTTTACCAGTGCTTCTCTGCCCCCACTAACATGATGCTACTGCGCGCCGACTACTCGCAGATTGAACTCCGCTTCATGGCACAGCTTAGTCAAGACGAGCGCATGATTGAAACACTCCGCGCAAATGGTGACATTCACCAAGATACCGCAGACGCGCTCGGTATACCTAGACAGCTAGCTAAGACGTGGAACTTCAACCGCTGGTATTGGGGCGCCGTCGAGCCGCAGCACATAGCTAAGTTCTTTGCTTACAAGTATCAGATACCGGAAGACAAGTGCTTAGAGATGTTGCTTAAGCAGGACGAACTCTACCCCGCATGGAAAGAATACTCGCAGTCACACTGGCAGCACGTACTAGCAACGGGCATGAGCACGACTCCGATGGGGCACTCACGTAAGATACACCTGTTCAAGGAAGCAGAGGCTAAGAGACAGGCAGGTAACCACCCGCCGCAGTCTATGGCCTCGTACACTACTAAGGCTGCAATGGGTGCGCTTGACGAGGCATATGCGGAAGGCGAGTTCGAGTTCATTAACCAAGTCCATGACGAGGTACACTACTTCGTATCTAAAGATAAGGTTAAGACAGCTAAGGGTTATGTTAAGGATGTGATGCAAGAAGTAGGAAACAGATACCTACCCGACGTTGGCATTGATGTTGACGTTAAGGTAGCCAAGTATTGGGAGATGAAAGGATAAATATGCAACCATGTAATAACTGGTGCTGTGTGGAGGAAGAAAAAACAAAGGAAGTAAAGCAGGTAGAGCTAGAGCTTACGGGTGACCAAATGGCTAAGGCACTACGCGATATGTACATGTACGTTACTAGCCATAAGCTACAAGCTAACATACATGAACTAACAGACCGTTGGCGCAAGGTGCGCGAGTTTGGCTACCTCTAGCCGCCGCAACCAGCGACTTGACAAATGCGGCGTCGTGTGGTACAATGTGTGCAGGCCGCTGCATTGGCCGAGAGTTTCACAGAAAGGAGAGCGAATGCATATACGTTATGGTTTAACGGGATATTCATTTATCCCTGACCCCGGAACTGTAGCAGGACGGAAGGCAATCCTTAAACAGTACCCGAATAGAAAAGCAGTAAAGCTAGGAGAGTAAACTATGAGCGAAGCAAATAACTTCAACCCCCTGACCTCAGCCGGTGCCCCGAAGCAATTCGAGCGCCGCAACGTAGTCCGTGCGGTGCGTAATGAGATTGTCGATATGCCGACGCAGCTTAAGGCCGCATCGAATATTGCACAGAATGATTACGTCCCGTTTTGGGAAATCGAATACGAGGCACTCGATGTTAAGTGGAACGACGGCAACCCCTACAAGGTATCGTTCGGTTCTCGTCTCGTTGACAAGAATGGGGCCACGCTGGATAACACGCAGAGGCCATTCGTTAACGCCAAGGCGTTCGCAGGACTCGGCATCATTGCCTACCCTGACGACCCTAACTACGATGAGGACGCTGTTATCGGCAACGTGTTCGAGCTAGTCGGTGTTGAGTTCTCCGTTGGTAAGCCTGCTATGGTGCCGACTGCGGTTCTCGGACAGGACTTCCAGTTCGGCGGCGAGGTACGTGTTGTTACACCGAAGGGTGAACAGGGCGCCACCGCAGTTCCCGCAGTCATTTCTGCGGCGGCTAATGCCATCGAGCTTACTACCGATGCGGCGCAGCTTTCAGCAATCCGCACTCTGCTTACCGGAGTCTCGGAAGAGGATGCACTCGACACCCTCCGGGACAACAACGCCGGTCAGAACCTCACGGTCAACGGTAAGGGTGTGCTCGGACTGGCAATCAACGGTAAGCTCATCCAAGAACTGTCAAGCGTCAGCTAGATAGGAGCCATGTAACATATGAACGAAGGCGCACTTTCAAGGGAACATCTTGAAAAAACACACAATACTTTTCTTTACCCTGTCGTGCGCGTTGTGGCGCCAAGCAAACAGGGCATCGCTGGTGGTAGCGGGGTACTAGTCTACTCCGCACCACTAGACAAAGAATCTAGTAAGTATGAATCTTATCTGATTACTAACCACCACGTTATTGCTAACCTCATTGACATCGAGGATAGCTGGAATACACTGGCGGGTAAGAGCATTAAGAAAGAGACTAAGGCCGAGGCCATCGCTGAGTTCTTCGAGTACGAGAATCTTTCCCGTATCGTGGAGAACGCAGGTAAGAGGGCCGAGGTCGTAGCTTGGGACGAAGCGCGTGACCTTGCGCTGTTGAAGCTCCGTGCTACTACCCAAATCCAGAACGTGGCACCAATCGTAACGCCCGAAGAGTTTGACGAGACAGTGTTCATCACTACCCCTGTCTACACAGTAGGCTGCGGTCTTGGTGTTCCCCCTCTTATTACTTCGGGGCACGTTGGGGGATTCAACTTCCTTATTGATAACCACCCGTACACGCTAACTACAGCACCTTCCATCTTCGGTAACTCCGGTGGTGGGGTGTTCGACGCTAGCACGGGCAAGGTTATTGGTATCACTGCTCGTATCTCTGTAGTCTTGATGGGACTCGGTGCTTCTCCGATTACTCACATGTCATGGTGCATCTCACCGCAGACAGTGCATGACTTCCTCACGGATAACTACTATGACTTTATCATTGACCCAACGAAGACAGCGGCTGAATGCCACGCTAAGCGGGAAGAGATTAAGCGCAAGGCCGAAGAAAAGATGCTCGGTGGCGGAGACAGCGACGATGAATAAATACTTCTGGCCTCTGTCTTACAACGGCTATCCCCCGTCTAACGAACAGGCGCAGATAGTTGTACCGACAGCACCGGCTACGGCTGGTGGGCCTCTGTGCCCTTCATGCAACGGTCAGTTTGCCCTAGGACAGAGGGCGATGCTCACTGTCTCTATGGTAGAGGACGGACGTACTGACTTCGTTGCTGTGCATGAGGTGTGCTTCTAATGATTGACACCGGGGCGCTTTACGGTAAGCTGATAAGCACCATCGAAGGGATGGAGTCGGAAGAGTTTACTGTCCTGCTAAGTAATCTCGCTGCTGTGACACCGGATTACTTGCGCGCTCACATGGAAATGGAGCACTCCACCCCTTCCCCTTCGGGGGTTACAGCGTGTCGGCTACAGCAGTACCTAAAGAAGACCGATGAGGAAGTAACGAGTAAGATTCCTGCCTCGTGGTCTTTACGAGCAGCAGCAGGTACAATCGGCGAGCCACTCTGGCTTGCCCTTCTACGCATGGCCGACGTGAATGTAAGCTTCCCCGAAGAGGGGGGCTATCCCTGTGGCCCACTAATGAGGGCGCATCCTGACGGTTTGATAGACCAAGATGGTCTGCTTGAATTAAAGAGCACTACCGGCTGGACATACAAGCGCCTTATCGAGGGCATAGGTGTAGCCTACGAAGAGCCGAAGCACTACATGCAGGCACAGCTTTACATGTACGCAACGGGCCGTGACTGGTGCCTCTACCTAGCCTCGACGCCTGACCCTGCACTGTTGCAGTCGATGATGCGGAACTATAAGAAGTACGGTAAAGAGTATGAGCTTCCGTTCTGCTACCTCGAAGTGATTAAGCGCCGAGAACAGGACATAGAGGCAGGATTAGCAAGAGCGGAAATGATAGTAGCGGACAGAGAATCAGGGATACTACCCCCTCGTGACTTCGACGGCCGGAAGAACTGGCCCTGTAACTACTGTCCTTACCAAGTTAAATGTCAGGAGACATACGGATGAAAAAGTATTACTACCTAACCCTGTTTGTTACAGCTTTCACTACTGGCTTAGCAGCCACGTTTGTTGGGGAACACTATAATGCAGCAGCGGGGATACTCGTAGCAGGATTTAGCATGTTCGTGCTAGGTGCTTGGTCAGTACAAAATGACGACGTTTAAGATACATAAACCAGAAGAGATAAAGCCTACTACTGGTGGGCGAATCATTCTGGCATGGGGACTAGGCGGTGCCGGTAAGACTACACTCGGCGTCGAGTCCGCAGATGTATCACAGCCGCTGTACTATGCGCGGTTCGACACTCGTAACAGTGACCACATGCTCGCCAGCTACAAGGGAAAGGCACTCTACTCAGAGTACTTCCCGCCGCAGACCGACTCTGCTATGGCTAGCTTCCAGATGAATCGCTACAAGCAGTTCATCTCTATGGCTAAGGCTAATGGCGATGGTGTGTTCATCGAGGATAACATGGCGACAAAGTGGGACATGTACAAGATTGCTTGTCTACCCGCTGGCACTGCTAAGCCATCGCCAAAGGACTATGCAATTGGTAACAACGCCATGCGGGAGGATTACGGTGCTCTGGAAGAAAGTCAACTATGGACGGTTGTTACTACACCGGCTGTCCCTCTATGGGACATGGTTCCTAACCCGAACACGGGTAAGAACTCCCTGCAAGATACGGGGCTTTACCAGCCTGATGGATGGAAGCACTTTGACTATCACTCAGTTGCCTCTGTGTACCTGTTTAGAACGGGTAAGCTTATGGCGGTGCCTATGGTGCCACAAGAAGCACTGTCGTCTGGTACGTTTAAGGCGCTGATTACAGAGTCGAAGCTCCGTCCTACTGTAGTAGGCGGCATCCTCGACGAGCCACGACTTGCGGACGTCATTAAGGCGGTGACATGAATGACCGCCGACAAGAAATTATAAAGGCGCTTGACTTTGTTGGGCGCGCGAAGAGACAGAGAAAGGTACGCTTAATTGAAATCGACGATAGGGAGGATTTGGACGGTCTTACGGACACCCTGCTTACAGGGGCTGGATTTACTGTCATACGCAGGCGGCTACCACTTGGGGATTTCCAGTGGGACAGCAAACTCGGAAGAGTTATTGTCGAGCGTAAAACACCGAGCGATGCTAAAGATATACCGAGACTCCTCCGTCAAACTATTCGTCTAAGAGATGCACGAACGGGCGCCGGATGCTTCCCCATCCTACTGCTGGACTACCGAGACGACAAGCCTGAACATGCATGGTCTGACTCTTCGTTGGACAATCTGCTAATGGCTGTGTCGGGCCGGGTGAGGATAGCACGGTGCTTGCAAGGGCAACTAGCAGACAGGCTAGAGAGCCTGTACTACTGGACAAACAAGAGCAAACATGATATACTTGATGAAGTATAGAGAGGAATAATTATGTACCCTAAGACACCGATTAGTTATGCCGCGGCGTTTTGTTATTTTCTTATAGGCTTTGGATTGGGCAGCTTAATTCTCTAATGAATACTGAAGAGTTCATAACACTAAGGAATAGCCTGCATACAGAAGCAGAGAAGGTGCTAGAGTCTAAGGGCTGGGATTATCCCACGAGCGACGACAGACTCAGTAACTTTAAGTCTATTGCTTCTATTGTTAATGAGATACTCGGACGCAACGACATCACACCGGGGCTTGTCTGGTTTATCTATGAGATGAAGCACATCATCCCTTTCACTAAGTGGGTTGTTGAGGGTAAGCAGATGGAGAGCGAGTCTCCCTTTAGTAGGGCTGTTGACATTGCTAACTACAATGAACTCGGACTTGCTATTGGAGCAGAGCAGGATGCACCTGCTACACCTAAGTTTACAGACCCTGAGTTTGCTAAAGCCACTGCTACACAGCTATATGATGCTAAAAGGCAGGCGTTCGGTGCGTAAGGCCATTGGCATAGACATGGATGGCTGTGTCACTAACTTCGTGCACGGCTTTACTAAGCTAGCTAATAAAGTTAGCCACTCTGCACCTGTACTCGGTAGCCACTACGATATGCCAGAGTGGGAGTTCCGCGGATGGTATATTCCAGATGATAATCACCTAGAAAACATAGTCCTTGAGGACACATGGCGTCTTATTAAAGGCAGTGATAGCTTCTGGAAGTACCTTACGCCGCAGTTCCCACACGACCTAGACGCTCTGGTCGATACGGCACGGACACAGCCACTGGTGTTCATTACAAGAAGGGACGGAGTTGATGCGTACGGCCAGACGCTAAGCTGGCTACGAAACCATGGAATTAACGAACCACTACTAGTGCGGGTGACGGGTGGAGAGGAAAAGAGTTCGGTATGTAAAGCACTAGGGATAGAGGTGATGGTCGAAGACAGTCCGAAGTACGGCGCAGAACTCATACGCGCCGGTGTTACACTGATGATGCCGGAGTATGACTACAACCGCCAGTTCATCGAGGAAAACTATGGCGCTGCTCGACCAGTACAATCACTTCGGGAAGGAATTCACAAGGCAATAATGTATGTCAACCACTAAAGTATGTCACTATGATGGCTGTCACCCTATCGAGTCCGCGGTAGCTAACAAGCTCTACTGCTCCGAGTGTGGGTGTAAGCGCAAGGCAGAGAACAAAGTACGTCGAATAGACCGACCGCTGGTCTACGACGACGGGCTTTGGCAGGCCGAAGAGGATAGGAAACGCCAGCTAGCACAGAAGGTAGCGGAGAAGAACAAGTGGATTCTGGATAACAAGTCCTTTGCTGTCTTCGACATTGAATCTACTAACCTCGATGCCAACTTTGGCGAGATGCTTGCGGCCTGTATTCTACCGCTTAACCCCGACGGCGAGGTGAAAATCTACCGTGATACCAAGTCGGACGAGAAGATTGTTCAGGAGGTACGAGATGAACTAGCTAACTACGACTACGTAGTTACGTACTACGGTACGGGATTTGACATTCCGTTCTTGCAGACTCGGCTCATTAACTACGACTTGGAACCACTGCGCGAGATTCGCCACGTAGACATGTACTACACAGCACGGACAGTGCTAAAGCTGCACTCTAACCGGCTGGCTGTAGTCTCTGAACTGCTGTTCGGCAAGAACAAGAAGACTAACATCTCGTTCGAGCGTTGGAATAGGGCCATGCGTGGCGACGAGGAAGCAATGGACTACATCGTAGAGCACTGTGTCAAGGACGTAGAGGTTCTGCGCGACGTGTTCTATGAACTGGTGCGCTTCAAGAATCTGTCACAGACACCACTCAGACTAATAGGATAGAAAGGAAGAACTAACATGGACGGCAATAACATTTGGCTGGTGCTAATCATCATCTTCATTGTTATTGTGCTGCTCGGCGGCGTAACAATCACCAACTAACGACAACTAGTAAGTGGGGGCGACGGGTTAGCAGTTAGTACGGTGGTTATCGGAGTCCGGTAATAGCCCAAAGCTGAACGTGGGTTCAACTCCCACCGCCCCCACCAAATACGAAAGGATACACGGTGCCACTATCACAGGGAGAAGCAAACCAAGCAGCAACGGTAATACGTAAGCAGGTTGGTGAGCTAATTGATATTGCCGCACTGCTCGCACTCATCCCGCAGGGGAAGGCAGGCAGTAACTCAGCGGTGCTTGTGCGCTTGCAGAATACAATCAATTTGTTGCAGGGAACGGCAGCAAATATTATGAATGACGTGGAGGATTAACATGCAGAAATTTCTTACGAAAGAGAACCTAATCGCAGTAACTGCTCTTATTGCTGCGGTTTCCGGTGCTCTACTCGTTTTCCTAGAAGCCGTTTAATGAACGCACGTAGGTTTTCCTTCGACGTGCCGACGCATGTGCTTAAGTGTCAGCGCAAGAACAAACGACACGTCAAGAACTGTGTTGACCAGCAGGAGAAGCAGTATCTAACGCGATTTGGGTGGTACGTTAACCCAACTGGAGTAAAAAATGCCAAAGCCACATGAGCATAAGCAGTGTAACCATACGGTTAAGTTCTGTTCCACATGCAATGAGTGCTTTTGTATAAAGTGCAGCGAAGTATGGGGTAAACCAAGGCCATGTTACTTACAGCATACTCCGTATCTACCTTGGCGAAATCCACAATACCCGTGGATAACCTACACAACAAGCCATACTAACCATGTCACTGTTTAAGACTGTATGGTCACGGGTACACGGCTTCTTCGTCGGGCCACGGCTGTACGCTGGCCGGTATAGGCACGGAGACGGCTGGCATTTCCAGTTAGGTGGCACAGTCTATTGGGATTCGGCGCCGGGATTCCACTTCGATTGCCTCGGCATTGAGATAAGCATAATCAGGTGGACATTCTTTCTCCACTATCAGGATAATAACTGATGGCCGGGGATTGGGAAGAAGAGACATGCGATTACTGTATGTGCCTTATGTCCGAGCACGACTGCACCGGCTGTCTTAATTGTCTCTGCCAAAATCCAGCTTGTTAACAAAACGTTTACAATCTTTTGTGAAATACCCCTTGACAAGCAGCTACCGGTGTGGTATAATATAATAAAGGGCTAAAAAAAAAAGTCCCCCCTTCCTTAATTGGTCGGGGGGTTTTTTGTTGCCTCTCGTCGCGCGTTAGTTAGGGGTAATTAGGTATCCCCACATGTGCGTTATTGTATTCTCTAGTCCCTCGTTACCACCACTGTTCTGGTAGACACGGCCTTCTATCGTATCACCTATACCTAGGCTTACGAGGCTGGATGGTGCAGCGCCGGGGATAGTAGTCACGGCTGCATATCGCTCGTCCCTACATATTAGGTCGGTTAGTGCAGTTCCAACCCCATTGAACACGGAAGTTAGTACCCGTGTTGCTATACCGCTGAACTCTGTCCAGTAAGCCGAAAGTCCTACATGCCAGAGTCCGGCTGTCCTTACGGTTACATAGGTACTAGTGGCCAGATTCCACATAGAGTCAGTATCAACGACCTTCGAGTCCCAAGGTATAGTCAAGATATTGCCGGAGGTAACTGTTTCCGTGTTATCTAGCTGCACAAGAAAGGCTGGTCGGCTTATCGTCGTGTCAATATCCTGTAGCCTAATGTTAGGGAACCTTGTTCGGCTTGCGGTAGCCTCTAGGTTATCTACTGCTTCACTTATCCGCGTACTCTTATCACCCAACTGCTAGCCCCACAATTCTATGCGCCTAATGCGTGGCGCTATACGACTAGCGGTACTTGTCGAGGCCCAGTTTATGTGTAGGATGCTCGTCTGTACACTACGCAGCCCCAGCTCACGTACATGGCGCCCGTTACCAATTATAGGAGCACCACAGTTAATGTCTGCGCCGCTGTCGTTTACGAAGGACAGTTGCCATTCATCCCCACTTACCATATTATCGGTGTATACTACCAAGTGACTAGGGTCTTTCGTGTCCGGCCAGAACTCTTCGCTGAGCCATGCATCACCGGAGGTAGTAATACGATGTGTATTTCCACCACTACGGAATGGACTACCAGTAGGGTCAAGAATCATATATGATAGGTGTGTGGTTCCCGGCTCTTCATCCGTGAACAGCACAATCGGGCTGTACCTAGTTGTTGATTCGGGGCGGCTAACTGTACTAACACCGACACCATGTGGGTAGACATAGAATTGATCACCCGTCGGACTCTTAAGGCTCAAGTCATTTATTACCTGCCAAGCAATGTCATTCGTTAGGTCATTGAAGTAGCCTACCATGAGGTAAGCAGTAGCGACTCCGGATACAGGCTGATAGATAGTGAATAGGTAGTCACCCACCGAAGCGACACCGTGATATATACCGAAGCTAAGTTCTGTTACTGCGGCTGGAACAATGTTTCCACCTGAACGCAGACGTGACTCTGGCCCGATATAAATAGGCTCATTCCCTACACGGTAGTAACGCAATCCACCCCGGTCAGGGTATACGACACCGCCACGCCATGCGGCTGTAAAGATGTAGCTAAATGTAGAAGCAAAACGGTTGTAGTCATTGTTAACTACACCGATGCGGCCAGACTTGTTGAATGATAGAAGCCCATCCGTCGAGAGCATAAACAGGGAGTTATCCAGAGAGAACAGTGCTTTTATGTAGGAGAACTCGTTAGTTACATCTGCCGTAGGCAGGAATGAAGAACCCCAGTTAGCTTCCTGTAGTACATCTTCGCCCGGAACCGACATCCTAATCCTACCAAAGCGTGTGCATCTGACTAGCTGGTTGCCAGTAGGAATGAGCAGGTCACGCGTTCCGCCTGAGTCTACATCTCCCTCTGACCAAGTATCGCCGCCGCCAGAAGTACCTACTGTTGAAAGCCTTCGTATAATAGGGCTGGTGCCAATACCCTGAGGGTCACTGCCAATATGCCAGTCTCCAGCGTAGAAAGCTGGTTGTCCATAAGCAGAGTCGGCATCATTTTCTTGGATTAGAGTGCCGAAGGTAGCATTACGATAGTCCAGTTTTAAGACGTTACCATTGAATACCGTAGTTATGTCACGCATAACTGGATAACCATAGCTACCAAGGGTATTGCTTACGTTACCACCACCCGAAGTCTGCACATCAAAGTAGTAACCCATTACTAGATTACTGGCGCTAGTAGCAGCGGAAATATTCATACTATACTTATGCATGGCGGGACGAAGTTCGCCTCGGCCACCAAGAATGCCTATAGCATTATACATTCCGGGTCTATTCTCGTCAGCAGTAGAGTAGCCAATACCGGCCGACCAGTCATTCCAGACGCGAATAAGTTCACCGGCGCCTTCTGTTTTTTTACGCATTAACGATTAGCTCCTACTACCTTCCCTGTCAGTGGTGAGAATTCAATCATCCGTGGGAGTAGTTTGCGCCGTACCTGTGCAGCCCTGTTGATGGCCGAAATTGCACGTACTTGGTCACCGTTTTCTTCGTACATCTGTGCCGTTTCATCTAGCAGAGAGGCATAAACGAGGTCAGTCACAATGTCCTTCGGTGCTGTAGTCGTAGTAGTGTCGTCGGACAATGTTGCGAAGTCCACTCGGCCCTTAACAAAGAGCGGGTTTCTAATGGTATAGTTCTCAGGGAGGACAATCTTGTACTGGTCTAAGGCCGTGTCGTCACGAATGAACTTGACTCCCGGCACGGGAACCAGAGCCTGCTCGTTCACCTTGTATGCGTACTCGCTACTACCTACGGAGATTCCAGTCCCCGGTGGTAGTTCGTATACGGCCGACAAGTCCTCGTGGTACTCCAATGTAGCAGGGTACTCAAAGATTTTCTGGTCTATTGGCAGCACAATAGCTGCTGTCCAGTTAGACTCGGTGCCGCTCGTCACGGTAATTAGCCGGACGGTGACCGACTCACAAGTCGGAGGTGTAGTAAAGATTCCCTGTAGCTGAGTGTATCCACCGAAGTTAGTAATCAGGGAGTCAATCTCCGCTGAGTTGGTCATGTCTCGGAACTGTAGCTGTGCCTCGAACGTCGATGCAGCATTACCATAAACGATTCCTGCAACGAGAACCTGTGTGTTCGGTGGTATGTCTAGACTAGGGTTACCTTGTGCGTAGCCGTTGCCTGCAGTTGCGATTACACTAAGGGAGCGACGTCCCCACTGTGCATTACCGGCCTCGTTAGCTAGTGTAGCATTCGAGGAGCTAAAGCTCGTAGCCGGTGCGGACTCCATATCCCCATCGTTTACCAGCGTAAGTGGAACCAAGACCGGCCGCTTTAGGTTCTCCATAATCATGGCGATACGGTCTTCAACCATCGTAGGATGGAACTGATAGTGTACTTCACCTTCGGCTGAGCCGGAGTCTGGCGCTGCGGAGAATGCAGGGGCTACAATAAGGTAGCTGCTGCTGCCAGAGAACTCCGTGTTAGTCACGCGCGCAACCTCACCTACTGCAGGGTCACCCGAACCTTGTGTTGAGATACGTATCCATGCCCGGATAAAGTCTTCTGACTGTCCGGCAGGGGCAAATACAGTGTTTACAATATTTGTGGTTGTGCTTGTTGCAGCAGGCGTGAAGATAATTGGATAGCGCCCACTATACAGGCGCTTAATAATACCCTGTCGTAGTTCTTTTCTGGTTGTAGTAGGTGCTGCCATTTATCTCCTATGCTGCTAGTCGGGCTGCAAGCTGGTTAGCAACCTTCACCGCGATAGAATCACCAACCTTAGATGAAACCGCATCGGCAATTTGCGTAAGCTGTGTAGCTGTAAGTGTTGGAGCCGGGGCACTCCTTTTAATAACTGACTCTAGGTCTTCGATAACGTCCATCTCCGCCTGATAACAGTTTTCTGCCGCAGTCTGCTTAGCAGCACGAAGCATCATCCCAACTTCCATCACATCATTAATGTGTCTCTTATACCCTGCACCTACAGAGTAGTAGTTAGATGTCCTTCCGGCGTCGATGGTCTTGAATACTCTCATATAGTTATCCTCCTCTGGTATTACTGGTGTAGTTGAAGTAGCTGCCAGTACCATTGTCCACGGGATTCTTCCCGATGGGCATGATGTTCCTGAAATCCAGCCGTGCTCCCAATGCGAGGAACGCAGAGCTGGCTGTTTTATTGTTGGTAGCACCGAGTAACACCAGCGTTGTACTGCCACTGATGCGTTGAACTGTGCTGTCGTTAGCGGTTCACCGACACGGCCTTCGTGCTCGATACCAATGAGTGCTACGTTTCCTATTGCGGCCGATAGCGGGTTACTGTCTCCCGGCCCTCCACAGTGCCATGCTACAGCGCGTGGGTCATAATGCTGGTACACTCGACCGTCCTTGTTGACAGAGAAGTGCCAGCTAGCTTGTCGTGTGGGATTGAACATCTCGCCGTAAGCAGACGAGTAGCTGCCTTCCATCGAGTGCAGGACAAAGCCTTCCTTGTTCTGCGGTGAGGGGTAGGCGCCGTAACCTTGTCGGTCAGCAGGGCCGGGAGCTTGAATTGCGCCGGGATACTGCAACACTAGTATGGCTTACCTTTCTTCTTTTTCTTAGTCATTGTTACCACCAAACTTTCCCTGCAACCAGCCGAAGAACTCTCGCTGCATTGCAGTGTTCTCTTGTGTTGCATCTCTAAGATGGTTAATAGCGTCTCTTACATCATGCATATGATTGCTAGAGAGCTTGTACATGTAAAATATAGCTAGTGATGCCAGCGGCACCCCGGCCAGAGCGGTTACTGTTTCAGGCGCTGGAAACATTAGTTCCTTCCTATGGCACGGGCCAAGTATTCGTATTGTAATCAGCGCGAACCACTGGCTCTGCGGCTACCTGTGCTGCTGTGTGGGTGTTGCGGTCTAGCTGAACCACATGTTCTCGTATCTCTGAACGTACTATCATTACTAGATGTGCGAGCAGATTGTTAGCCGTCTCGGCGTTCGTCGCTCCACCATACTTTAGACGAATGGCGGGAATAGCCGAGTCCGGTATTGATACTGCATCACCGATGAAGTTGCTGTTGTTGTTAGGTATAATAACCAATCTTGCCATTATTGAATCTCACTTCTCATATCGAGCACTCGACGAGTAGTCGTTGTCGTATTCGTCTCGCGCATAGTAGGGTTTCCTCCGAAGGTGTCTGACCACTCTACACCGTAGCATACCTCTGCGACGGCCTGTGTGCAGCGAACGGTAGCAGTACCACTAAGCACACCTACAATTACACCAAACTCAATAGCCCCAATGGTTGCACTTGTCCAAGGAGAACCAGAGTCACCTCCTATTCCTACACCTACATCAACATTAATTCCCGAAGATGGGAGACGCGGGTGTAGCCACCAAACGTAGACGTAGGAGTTAGAAGCTACAACACTAAGACCAGAGCCATTATCATTCGTTCCCCCCTCCCGTATATAACACTGGATTAGCCTATTGCCTGTTCCACTTGACCGCTTCATTCTACCCCATATATTAACAGCAAAGAACTCTTCCGCCCCCGCTGTTGGGTCTGCCCATGTGCTGTCTGTACAGGTTTCAGTTGCGTTTCCCGTTGCACTTATATAAGAAGTGTCGTCGTCCGGGGCTGCATCGTTGTAGTCGTCATAGTCTCCACCGCCACCTCCGCCGCCGTTACCCGTCCAGCCAGTGTCAGTACCATTGGCATTACCGCGCATAACCTTATGCTTTACCGTGTTCGGTGCAAAGACGCCGCCGAGTACGACCGCTATATCATCTACTTGGTATTCAAGTGCATCATTGAGAGAGGCTGAACCACTCTTACATATTGCCCCAAAACCAAAACCACTTATGTTAGAGACAGGCACACTATGCGCCACCGAAACAACAGGGGAACGTTCTAGTTCTGTTCCGCTGCTGTTACGTACAACTAACATGGTTTGCCACTGAGAGCGTTCTATCCACATGATAGTCTGAAAGTAGTACCATGTATTGTCCGCGAGTGTTGTAGTGCCTGTCCACGCTGCGACATTATTATGTTGAAGAATATGTGGCTTAGTATTACCACTACCATCGGAGTAGATACCAAACGCCTCTCCTAGGTGTGTGCCACCGAAAATGTAGGATAGCGTCATAATTCCAATACCCCCATTATTAACAGGAGGAGTCACCACACGTAATGCAAAGGTCATAGCACGGCATGGGATGTTCGGTAGGGCCAGCAGCCCCCGGCAATGGAATTGGTTATCCCCCGCCGCCTTCGAGAACTTCATGGATGCGGCGCCGGAATTGAAGTTTGTAGTGTCTATTGTAAAGTTGGCAGCAGTACCGGTAAGTGTTCGTAGCTGCTCAACAGACTGCGCCTCGAAGCCGCAAGAGAAATATAAGGAACCGTTAGACCAACCCATTAGAATATGCTGGCCCAAATACGTAAACCCTCATTAGTATGAGAAGCAGACTCGTCGCCATCCTGTGCGTTTGTGTCGTGTCTTACCGATAGAACATCTGCGTTTGTGTCGTTCATGTCGAATGCCGCAACTGTTGTAGTCCAGTATGGTAGGGAACTGGTTCCAGAAGTAGTGCAAGTCACAGCACCAACGGATATACCATTCTTAAAGAACGTGAATGAGTGTGGTACCGAAGGCAGTATACCAAAATCGATTCGCAGCGTAGTATAGTTAGCACCTACCTGCTTAGGGAAAGGAACTACGCACTTGTCTGACCCCTGCGCTAGGTCAACCAACTCTTGCTGTAGCCACGGGGTTTCCCATGCAGCAGTAGTACCGGTGGAAATCCATGCCTGTCCGTCAGTACCAATTGCTACACGGCCACCAGTGTTGGCGCCTGTGCCTACGAGCATATCACCTGCGGCATCCCACAGTGTATCGTGTGCTATATGCGCTGCCTCGTGTGCATGTACGTGGTCACTCCGGGCTACAGTTAGCGCGATGCCATCCGACTCCGCCGTCGCAATGTCGAGTGGGTAACCTGCGGCGCCATATGATAGGTCTACCTCAGTCTGGTCACCACCTGCATCATCGGCTAGGACGAAACCGTCTTGGAACGACAGCTTAGTGCGGGTTGCCATGTCCGCGTTGTCATCCTGAATCGTATGCCCACCACCGCTGGCGTGTGAGTGTAACGCAGTAGCGCCGCCATCCGTAAGGTCGATGTAGTTAGCATCGGTTGTCTTAACATGGACAGCAGCGTCTGAGTGCGAGCTATCGCTGTGTGTGGCCGGGGCCGCTAAGTAGCTAGGAAGTCTTCCGAGTGCTACCAAGTTCTGCCTCTAGCTCTCGTATACGCCACTTCAAGTCATTGTTCTCATTCCTCAGCGAGTCTTCGGTCAGTGCTACGCGTGTAACTGCAAGCTCATTGGCTTTGCCGAGTCGCTTGCGCTGGAACCAGCCGAGTGGGCCACGAGCACGTAGCCTTTGTACAACGCGCGCCTGCTCGTCCACTAGATTCTCTAGGTGACGTATCTGAATGTAACAGTCTTCGTGCATTAGCCAATCTTCGGAGCAGCGACAATCCTATATGAACTGTCGGTGCCTGTGTGTGTGATACGAATTTGTCCTACACGAGAGCCGCCGAGGGTAATAACCTCACCTGCCTTTATCGTAAACTGGTCACCAAAAAGGTTAGGGTATTGAGCTACCTCGACCAATAGGTTTCCAGTCCCGTCACAAGCGATGTAGCCCTCGACGAGCGGGAACTCATGTAGAGTATCTGTATAAATTGTGATGGTTACCGGCGAGTCACCCGAAACAAAGTTCGTGTCCTCTTGCTTGAACCAGCCATTCTGTCCTATAGCCATTAGCTAATAGTTGCGCCGTCTGTGACGGGTGTGTACCAAACGTCGAAGACAACAACACCAGCGGTTACGGCCGCAGTTGCTACAGTCACGTTGATGGTGGTGCCATTGGCAACCTTGTTTATCTGTTGTGTAGTAGCGCCACCAGTAGCTGCCTGTCCTAAGCTAAGCAATGTACCGGGAGCACCGCTAGCCCACATCATACCGGAGTCAATGCTAGTAGCAGTTGAAGCTACAATAAAGCCGTCAACGTCTGAGGCATCTCCGAGTGTGATTATTCCACCACCCGCGCTCTCAAGGCTAGTAGTACAGCGAGCCGTTAGCTTGTCTATATGAACAGCACCCGTGACTGTGTATACAGCCACTGTGCCTACTGCACCCTGTCCAGCGACGTCAGCGAATGTAATAGTTTTGCGGACACGCACTGGAACGGAGCCATTTCCTCGTGTAATCTGTGTCATGCCTAGCTCCCGTAACTTACTTGAATAGTGGCCGAAATACCATCGCGCCGAATTACCTTGAAGCCATCCATCTGCTCTTGACTAGTAAGCGTGAGTATGTCTCCCGGTTCTAGTACATGTCCCACCGTGGCTGTAGGGTTAGTGCCGTCGAGACGGAAGCGGACGGCCGCGGTCTCCACAGTAATTAGTATCCATACTGCTGCGTTGGCCGGTATGGTAGCTACAGTCTGTGGAAGTCCGAGGGCCGTATCTGCTACGGTAATTGTTTCAAATGCATGATACGCCGTAGGCGTAAAGCTCATTAATGCCATTTACTTGCCCTTCTTCTCTGTGTCCCCGACTAGCTTTGTCAGTAGTTTACGCTGGAACTCTCGGTCTTCCTTGCGGTCAGCGGTTTCCTGTTTGCGCTCGGCGTCTAGCTTTTCAGAGATTATAGTCTTGTTCTCCATCTGATGCCGCTTCTCCATGTGAATGTCCCGGTCAAGTGTAGTCTTAAGATACTTCCCGCACCTAGAAAAACCGTACCTGTCCCAGCGCTCGCGCTCAGGGTCAGACGGGTGCAGTCGGCACGGGACGTTAGCAACACTCTGCGGTCGGAAGCCGGGGTCTGTTAGCGTAAAGACACGTTCCCTTTCATGCGTACACTTCTTCATGTTGCACGCAATAACACATTTAGCCTTCTTCATCTGTGTTGGAAGATTATTCTTGTTCACCAACACCGGTTCCCCGGTCTTCCTATAGAAGACGTACACGTAGCCAGCGTCTGCCGGTTGGCCTAGCAAGGTTTCAGCGTCACCTACTACGACAGGGACTGGGGAATCAGCGTCCGAAAGGACGTCCCCCACTTTGACTTGACCTTCTGGCCTCTTCTGTCCTTCGCCGCTCATCATGTATTCGATAAGCTCCGCGGACTCTGATGCCATGATACTGTCGTTATCCATTATTTACCTCCGTATATCGTTCGTCCCCGCGAAAGCCACTGTCGCTTCTCCTGTTCTTGATGTATACCGTCAAGGTACTCGTCACCAGTCTTGGGCTTCGGCAAATTCTGAAACCTTTCATTAGACTGAGCGCGCATCTCGTCGGCCATATCTAGAAGCTCTGCGACTGTGTGCTCCCACAGTGCGGGAATCCTAAACTGCATAGACTCGAAGGACTCTTTTGGCCCCATATCTCGCCTGAATTCAGCTAGTCTATCTTCCCGATTAACATAGATTATTTGATAGCGGCGCCACCCTGCTCCCGGCTTCGGAGATACTAGATTAATCTCCACGAGAGCCATCGCGTTCTCGTCAGGTTCGACGTAGGTTGTGCCTACGGTTACGTAAGACTTTTCTGCGGGGCTGCGCTCGTTGTCGTTCTCTGATGTAATCATTGATTGTTGCTCTCGCTAATACTAGGCTACGCTCGTTCTCTTCTATGCCTAGTTCGTATAGCTTTTGTAGCTCCTGTTCTAGTGTATCTACAGATTCCTGTAGCATTGGCTATTGGCTACGTCGCCCCATTACCTTGCGGCGTTTCGGCGCCTGACTTCGGCTTGAGGCTGCGGTTCTTGGCCCCCGCGACATACTAGATGCAACAGGCTTACGCTTTCGCGCAGCAGCAATAGCAGCCAGTTTAGTTCTTGGTTTACTCAGTGCCATTAGTTTCTCCTTAGTAAAAATGGGGGTTGATTAGTGGCTCAACCCCCGAAAGCCTATTCGCTATGCCCTACCGGCGCAGAGGTAGAGGTAGTCGATGTCAACCGATGCGGCTGTACCGTTAGCAAGTTGTGCCACGGCCGGGGCCAGCAAGACGGATGCGGTTACTGCATTCTCCCTCGTACCGACGAAGTTACCGTCGATGAAGAAGTCTGCATCCCCGTCCGAGTTCAGGACGATACGGAACGTCTGGAAGGTGTCCAGCCTAGGAGCGAAAGCAGCGTTAACGCTGGTCTGTGCTCCGTCTGCATCACCCTTGACGGATACCATATCCCACAGGTCAGAGCCAGCGGAGTCGTAAACGAATCCCACTGCATCCGAGGCCGTAGTGGTAAGAGTACCACCGTCGTCGTTAATCGGAACCTCGTCAGCGTCGTTGTCATCGGTAAGCCCGATGTAAACGCCCTGTGCCAGCGAGGTCTGGAGGGCAACACGAGTCTCAAAGATAAGGAATCCCTGAGTGCTAACCTTCCAGTTTTCGGCGCCGAAGAGGTTCTGAATGTCCCCGTCGGTTCCGTCTGTAGTCATACGCACAACGCCATTGGCGGCTTCGGAAACAGCGGCTGCTGTACCACCGGTGTCGGTGTTGACAATGTAAAGGTCTAGGTTGATAGTGTCTCCGAGGAAATCATCGAAGAACTTTACCTTCCCAAAACCAGTATCTGTAGCCATTTATCTATCCTTTCCTACTATAACTATAGTTCGGATTATGTGGTTGGTTCGGTTGCGTCTGAGGTCACGTCCACAATCCACGCGCCAGCAGAACGTTCGCCATAAGCGTACTCATCGTAGATGATGAGTTCGTCAGCGCCACCACCGAGCTTCTCGTTACGCAATGTAACTACTCGCGGTGAGCGGCCCTGAACGAGGACAACACCTTCTTGCGCGAAGACACCACCATGAGCATCCAAGTCGGAGTCAATGCTGATGTTGTTGTTCTCGAAGATTTCCACGCCGTTAATCTTCCCCATAAAGCCTTCCTGATACACACGGGCTTGGAAGTCACCGAGCGTAACAGCGAAGGGGGAGGTCGTCCATGCGGCTGTCGGGCCGTAGTTGATAATCTCCGAGTAGATGTCCTTAATCTGGTAAGCGTGGAGGACGGCACGTACGGGCGAACTCGTGGGTTCGATACCGTGACCGTAGCGGACACGGGCACCTGCGGCTCCGATATGTCCAGCCGTAAGGGCTGCGTTTCCACCGGCTACGGTTTCGGAAGCAGCGTCGAGAATGGCAAGGCCGTCCTCGTCTTTCTTCCGCTCAATAGCGTTCTGTGCAAGCGAGCCTACCTTAGCCAGCGCGTTCTTAGAGATTCGCGCCTTCACCCTGTCGGTGATAACCGTGTGGATAGCCGACACGGAAGGCGTGACAGTAAACATACTGTCGCTCAACTGCTGCGGGTTATCGAGATATGTAGTCTCGGTAATATCCTGACCGTTAAGCTGTGCGAAGGAGACTTCACGCCACGAGAGACCGGTTCCCTCACCGAGGGTAATGTTCTCCGCTAGGCGCTGCATGTTCCCTTCGTACTCACGAACGATACGGGCGCTGGCGACGATAGAGGGTAGAGAATCTTGAAGTTCAAGAGTCGTAGTGTCACCACTAGCCATTTCTTATTTTCTCCTATTTCCTAGGGATTTTAACCCCAAGGTCAATGCCTTGTTTTCTTAGGATTTCGAGCACTGTTGCCATAGGCACGTCCTCGCCGCGGTTGAACGCATCCAACAGTTGTGTGTCCGAAGTACCAGCGGTATTACTACCAGCCTGCCTCGATACACCTTCCGAAGGAGCATCACCTTCCGCGACTGCGGCCGAGCGTTTAGCCAAACCATGCTCTGCAAGTACGGACTCTAGTTCCTTTCGGCTATCCTCCCGAATCTTCTCAGAGAGAGACGAGACACTATGCTCTACCTTGGCGTTAGTGAGGGCGGTCATTAGGTCGAATACCGAACCACCCTTTCCTTTGACGTCAGCGTAAAGCTCCTGCACTTTGTCTTCTCCAATCACCCGGAACTCCGGGTTTTCTAGAAGGAAAGTCTCCACTTGTCCTGAGACTTGCTCCACAGCACCTTTATAGGTTTCCTCTACCGCCATTGTATTGGCGACTTTCTCCCCAAGCGCGGTAAAATTGCCTTCGCTTCTCAGCGCCTGCAACTCTGCCTGCTCGGCCTGCCGCTTCAAGTCCTCAGCCCTAGTAACCGCTTCACGCTGCATACGCTTTTCAATCGTATTGACACGCTTGTCAGCCTCTGACTGAATCATCCGTTGAATTTCGGCACGGACGGATTCATTAGCGAGGATTTCCTCGATGTTGGGTTGTGCCTGCTGTTCCCCGCCAGCGGGCGGTGCGGTAGCTGCGTTGTCCTGCGGCTGACTTTCATCAGTCATGCTGAACTCCTTTCACGCGAAAAAGCACGTAACCAATGAAGGTTCGTGCTCTCTCTTTGCTATAGATATAACCGTAGTTTTATCTTCTATGTTTATTATACCATACGGCGAACGGTTTGTCAAGGGGTAATTCACAATATTTTGTAATTATTCCCCAAACAAGGACGTTAGCGCTGTATAAATATCATCTTCTTCCGTCTCCTCTTCCTCTTTTGTAGGGCCGGGAGGCGTCTTATCGGGATTCTGCTCAATCCATTCTAGCTGAGCAGCCATGTCCATCTTATCCCACATGGACTTGTACATGAATGCAATGTCGGGGTTAGCCAGTACCTTAGCTTCAATGTCATCCTTATGGTCTTCGAGCATCTGGTCGCGCTCGCTGTTCCACACTAGCTTATCTAAGCCCGCAGTAGCGCGGAAGAATGCCACTACGCCGACGTTTTGGGTAACGGCGCCGGAAGCCATGAGCATGGCGATTACCTCGTTCTTAGCAATAGACTCACCACTCAGCCGTACCAGCGCGGAGATAACACCCGCTGTGTCTACTATCTGGTCTACTTGTTCAACCTCTTCGACTGATGTTAGACCGACATATTTCGGCGTTGCTTCCATCTTCGCAGCTACCTCTTCGCTGCTCTTAGTAATCACATTGCGCGATTCTTTAGCAGTACGATAGCGGTCGTCGAAGTCGTTAATCTCCTGCGAGATAAAGCGGTCTCGTTCCTTTACAGCGTCGATGTCCTCTGCGGTAATGTCGCCACGAGCCAGACCCGCAGAGAGTATTGCCTCTCGTGCCTTCTCGTAGCGTTCAATGTCCGGCTCTCCGCCCACGATGTAGTCAAGTGGGTCGAGTGTCCAGTATTCGTTCATCACTGCACCTGCGGGAGTCTTGGCGTCTCCGAACTCGGTGTCCTGATAGAACTCGTGCTTTGCACCATTGGCCTGCTTAAGGTAGTCAGCGCGCCATCGGCCGTACTGTGAAGCCGCAGCGGAGTCTCCGCCTGCTGCTTTCTGTACAACTTCGAGTAGTCCTGATTCTTCCTCTAGCTCGGCCAGAGTGTTATCCAGTTTGGCTTTCTTAACCTCATAGTCCGTTGGCTGCATAAGGTCACCGGCCTGTCGGTTAGCACCTACGGTTAGCAGTACGTTACCAAATCCGGGTATGTCTGATAGAGCACTTAGAAGTGTTTCGTCTCCGCTCTCACGGATAGCTTGCAGCGTCTCGTCCTCTTTCATAACTCGGCGGTCGGCTGGAGATTCAGGATTGTATGGGCGATTGTACTTAATCTCGAACATCGCTTCGGCTTTCTCAACCGGAGTCCCCGCTGAGGTACGCATGCCGAGTAGTCCGGCGAGGATAGTCTCCGTGCGTTCGCCTTCGAGTGCCCCTTGCACTGCGAAAGGCAGGGCCGAGGTTCCAATGTGGTCGATGTAGTCAGAGGGAGAACTAATCTCCGTGTAGGGGAGGAAGTCTTCTCCCGTAATTCCTTCGAGTCCACCACCTACGACGGACATACCCGTAGCGCCACGAGAGGCGTAGAACTGTAGGAGTGGGTTATCATAGAGAGAAGCATCACCGAACTTAGAGTAGTCGGCGAGTCCCTTGCCCTCTACTAGTCCAGTCTCTGAGAGAGCAGGTTGGGCAATAGCGCCCATCAGTTGCGCGATAGAGCGCACCTGCCCCCCCACACCAATCCAGTCCCCGTTCACGTTGTAAGACATGAAACGTTTACCGTTTAGCGGATTAAGTCCCTGTTCAATCTCCTCCCAGTCACGGCCATCCGCAAGACCAGCCGCGATGTATATTCCCGCAGCGCCTGCGGCAAGTGTACCCAGCGAGCGGAATGCCCTGCGGCCTGACTTGGTTTGTAGCTGTGTGGCGCGGAATGTAAGTCCGATTGTTGACCGGAGCAGCTTCGGGGAGAACGCTAGGAAGACTGACTCTAGTCCGCGCTGCGTCCCCTTAATGCCCAACTCCGCAGAGTCAAGGCCACCCGTTAGGTTCTTAATATAGCCTGCAAGCTCGGACTTGTTCGGGTACTGTTCCTTAAGAGCTTCCCATATCAGTGCACGAGAGTAGCCGAGGTAGACATTGTACTGCGACTGGAAGCGGCCCACGGTCTGTCGTCCTACCTCTTGGCCTACTCGCCTCGTGGTTCCTCCTGCGACTTGCTCGATGCGGTCACCGAAGAACTTAGGAATACGACCGGCTTCAATCTCTGTGAAGAACTCCGAGTCGCCAATCGGGATACCATATCGTGCCATTTCCTTATAGGTTGGCAAGTGGTCTCGGATAAGGCGGGCACGAACCTTCGGGTCAGCGAATGCGGCGAAAGAGTTAGCAGCAGCGCGGCCCCATGCAACGGGGTTGTCTGCCAGCGTCGGAAGTCCGTGAATGAACATGACACCGAAGTCAGCGAATGAGGACAGGAAACGAGTCATGTTACCAACCTCCTCGACAACCTGAGCGCCCTTCCACACTGATTCCTCTGGAATTCCTAGTGTTCCTTCCATCGCGCGCAGTTCATCCGCAACCTCCTGTGGGAAGTAGCGGTTCTGCCACGACTTGAACACCATTGTCTCGCCGTCGGCCTCGTAGATAATCTGTGGCTGCTTGGCCTTCTTCAACTGTGCTGAGTAGTCCTGAGCAACAGCCTTTAGTTCTGTACGTGCGGCGTCTAGTTCATCCGCTGCTGCTAGCCTGTTAGACCTCCACTTCTCCCGAAGCTTCATCTCCACGCGCGGTTCACCAGCACGAGGTACTGACCAGCGAGCTAGGTTCTCCCGCGCCTTGCGGTAGACGTCCTTAGCATCTTCCAGCCGGTCGAGCATGCCGGGGTTTTTCATCTCTACAATCTGCCGGGGCTTAATAGCGTACTCGGCCAGAGCATCGGAGTATTGTTTCTGTGCTACTTCATAGTAGTTACTGGCTAGGTTAGAGCGCAGTACCTCTCGCATGTTAGTGCTGTAGTCAATACCGTGTTCACGTCCTGCAAGCTGTGACTCATATGAACGAGCGAGGTTGGGGTTAGAGGGACGGGCCGGTGTAATACCGTGGACATTAGTAGCCTGCCGCGGTACATAGTATAGAGCCTCGTCGCCCTCGCCTAGCCACTGTCCTGTAAGTGAACGAACTGGAAGTCCCGCCTCACCACGAAGTTCTTCTGCTTCACCCATTAGTGAATGAACAGCACGAACATAGTCTTCTTGTTTCTTGTTAAGTTTGTACATTCCCGGCTGTGAGAGAATGTCTCCCAACTCCATGGAGGCGCCGGGGTTTAAGGAACGAACATTCTTGACACGGCCATCTACCACCCGCCATAGGGGGTTACGGCCTGTGAATGCCTGTGTAAAGCCATCGAGCTTTGCGGTAAGAGCGACGTCCACCATATTATCAATACGGGAAATACGCTGCTGGTGTGCCGCTTTCAACTGCGCCGGACGACCAGCGGTAAGGAAGTTCGAGTTGACTAGGCCAAAGCCTACGTCATGGAGAAGTGTCCGCATTCCGCGGCCCTTCACCTGTTTCACTTCGTCAGCCATTTCGTCTAGGTCTACGAAGCGAGCAAGGGCACCGTCTTCCGGCTGTCGTACCGCAGCTACATCGTCTATAGTCTGTGGCGGTGTGTCCTCTACCATTATAAAGTTAGGCCCATGCCCCGAAGGGAACTGCCTAGTCGGAGTCTGGTCGTAGGGAACGATGGCGCGGTTAGAGGAAACGGGAGAACGTGTAAGTGGAATCGTAGAGTTCTTGACTAACAGTTTGTTAGTCTTTTCCCGTAGCTTCCGCTGTACCATCTCGCTGGCCTTCTGGTCGTCTAGCCTGCCCGCAGCTTCTTCTATTCGGTTAACAAGTGTTCCCTTACCCCACGAGGGGGAGACTTCAACGCCTAGCTCTGCGGCTATTTCCCGCAGTTCCTGCGCTGAGTAGCGGTCGGCGCCAAGAGAAACAGACTCCTGCACTGGCCGCTCGTAGTCCTCAATCTCCTGTCTAAGCAGGGCCGTGGACTTACGAGTCTTCTCGCGTGTCTTAACGGCAGAAGAGATACTCTTGTTGTAGTCTTCCACCGATTCGATGAAGTCGTCTAGGCCAGACTTGAATTCGTCTAGTTCGGACTGTCTTTCTTCCAGCTTAGCAAATGCGCTGTCGGATTCCGTCTCGTCCATCTTCTCTGCGATGTTGTCGAGTTCATCATCTACTCTGTCGTTTAGTGCCTTAGCCTCTTCGATGTTCTTAGGCTGCTTTATACTAGCACCGCCGACTTTTCGGTTCGGGATTTCGGGGAATTGGTGCTTCTCTAGCGTGTCCTCGTCAAAGGCCTTGATAGGCTTTCCAGCCTCTTCGGCCTCTAGCTTTGCCAGCTTCCGCTCGGCCTTGGTCAGTAGCTCACGGTCAGGTGACGTGCGAGCAATTGGAGGCGGGGCTTTCCTAGGACTTGTCTGTACGTGTGCCAGCATCGAAGCTGTGCGGTCGGAGAGTCCGTTCTTGCGGTGCCGGTTCTTGATACTAAGGTAGTTCAGTACGTCGTCCTTAGTAGTCTTCTTGCCTGTCCGCATGCCCTCGCTGGCGGCTGTAGCCTTTAGCACATTGAAGTCAACCTGCTCACCCTTCTCTAGGGAGCGCATGACTCGCTGTGTGTCCTTGCTGAGACGGCCGCTAATGTTACGGGAACCGCCACGTTCTGTATTCTTAAACTGCCACTTATGTCGAGCGGAGAGAAGCTGGTCAAGCTCATCGTCGTTCACATTTAGCCGCAGCTTAGTCCATACCTTCTTGCCCTTGGGGTCACCGCCCTTGCGGTAGGCCGTCAGGAATTCCTGATACCTAGCTTGTGCCAGTTGCTCTGCCTTGTAAGCAGGAACTTCAACCGGGTGAGCGACATAATCATCAAACTTTAGCCCTTCCGGTACGGCCATATTAGCTAATTCGGGCTTTTTAGTTATGTCACGAACATGCTCTAGCTCGTGCATAATCGTACCTACATAGTTATGTACGCTACGGAAGTCGTCCGTTGCAATGAAGACCGTTCCCGGTGCGGCAGGCTCAAGGCTTGGGTCATTAAACTTTGACTCTTTTGTAAAGGTAACACCCTTGTTACCAAGAAGTCGCGGGTCGTTAGCATCTACTAGTTCAACCTTTGTAGCGCGCTTAAGGAAGTTGGGATACTTACTCTCGACGAATGCAAGCGCGGCGTCGAACTTATCTTCGGCCATTGCATTAGCATCAAGCCCACGGTCAAGGCGGCGAGCAAGGTCTGAACGTTCTTCGGTTGTGATAATCTCTAGGGCATCACGACCAGTGTGTCTTTCAGCCGACAGTAGAATCTCGTCCACTAGCTGCGGAGAGATGTCAGCATACTTAGTGCGGAGAGTCTCATAGGACTCGTCGCCCTGTACTAGGTCTTTAATAATGCGTCGCCACTGCTGCAACTCCTGCGGATTCATATCCACCTGTGTTGCCTTAGCTCCATTGGCTAGGTCAGTTACCACGTTGGAGAACGCCTGCCGGAAGTGGGGGCTAGCACGGATTACATCAGGGACGGAGGTAATCGCTCGCGGCCCATACTTTCCGATGTTACCAACGGAGCGCAGGAAACCACGCACCATCGTAGGTTCCATGCCTGTACCGATAAGCTCGGACGTGAAACGTGCAGCAATGGCGGCTTTAGAAGCGCCCTTAGCGGCTACACTTCCGGCGCCCATAAAGGCGAACGGCAAGGCGATGGTAAGGTCAACCGGGTTAAGAAGCTCAGTCGCAATGTCCTCGGCCACCTCTGACGTGATAGTATTGTATATGTCGTCGGAGACTAGGCCACGGGTATCAGCACCGGTCAATGCCAGTGTCTGCTCCGCCGCATATGGAACAGCGGCTGCTGTGGCGGCGAGAGAGGGGAGAATGACTTGACTTACTACCTTGCGGGTAACAGGTTCGTAAATCTGCCGCGTCTCTTCATGTCGGCGTAGTCCATCTGCGACTGTCGTAATACCAATGGGGGACTTACCCTCATACTCTAGTGTCGGGATGATGGGTAATCCGCCGATTAGCTTAGCAGCGGGTGCCAGTGATTCAATAGTGGAAAGGCCCATGCCCTTAAGGCCACCGGGGCGATTCCCTAGCTCAGTAGCTGCTTGCTGTAGTGCAGACTCTATTTCTTCTTGTTCATTGCCCGGACGTGTCTTTACCGGGTAACCCTTCTCGGCGCTTGCTTCCTCATCAGCGAGGCGAATCTTTTCTTTGTTCTCTTCCAGAATCTCGGAGGTGCGGAAGGCAATGTGTACCTGCCGCTTGGCCTCTTCCTCGGTCATTCGGTAACCGACTACGTACTCTTTAACCGCGTCCTTGTATGCCTTGTCGAGTTCCTTCTCGGCAAAAGCCTGCGCCGTTTCGGGGCTAAGGTGGTATTCCTGTATTGCATCTTTAACAATACTGTCTCGCAGCTTGTTGAACGTAAGGGCATGGCCCACGCCAAACTCTTCTAGCTGCTTTGCTTCCTTCTCATCAACGTAAGGCACGGTGCTGTTACGTATAATAGTCTTGTTCTTTGGGCTAGTAGGCTGTGATAGACGAGCGTACCGCTTTTCTTCTTCTGTCCGCAGTATGTTCTTGCGGTACATAGTTACCCACTTGTCTACCTTCTCGGCAGGGGGCTTGTCATTGAAAGCAGCTAGCGTGTCTATACGGTTAGTCTCGCGCGCTATGGTCATGCGCTCGGCATCCTTACGCATCTGGACTAGAGAGAGCTTATCCTCTAGCTCTTGCCGTTTACGCGCCTCTTCTCGCTGGCGCTTGACAACATCAGCTTCCCGGTTATAACCAGAAACCCATGAGGGTCGGCGTATTTTCTTGTCAGTGAAGAACCGTTGCGTGCTTCCGGGGTCGTCTATAAGAGCCATTTAACCTCAGTAAAAAAAATAGGGGGCAGGGTGGAGAGCGCTACCCCACCCCCTGTAGGAAATGTCTAAAGGATTCCAGTCGGAGTTACCTCTTGAATTTTTTTCAGGAAAGCGTCGGGTGAAAGACCACCGCCCTTCTGCGAGTCACCTACACCGTAGGCACTGGTCAATAGTGTCTGTCCAGACTCTTCCCCCTGCATGAATTGTCGTGCTACCTGATGTGCTCCTTTAAGGCCCACGACTCCGCGGTCGCCCTGAATATCAATACGTCCGTTTACACCAGTAAGGCCGGTTAGGGCATTCTCTAGACGCCCTTCCTGAATCTGTGCTTCGCGTAATGGAGCCATACCGCCAAACTTCTCCGAGCCGGGGACTAGGCTTCCGCCCTTACCAAGACCGAACAAGACAGCGGTAACGGGGTCTTTGCCCATCATCTCTGCGAAAATCTTTTGCTGCTCAAACTTAAGCTGCTCCTGCTCACGAATGCGCCGGAGTCTTTCTTCTTCCTGCAACATAGCCATCTGCGACTCACGCTGTAGCCGCGCGGCTTCCTGTGCGGAAATCATACCTAGCTGGTGCTGTAGGCGAATCTGCTCCATCTCGGAGTTGTGTGCTTGGGCTAGTCCGGCGCTGGTGGTAGAGAAGGATTCAGCCTGACCTGAGTTACCAGCCATGAACTGCTTAATCATCTCCAGCATATCATCCATAGAAAGAGCACTACCGCTTCCGGTTCCGGCCGTGTATGTTCTGCTGGTGCCTGTTCCACCCAACCCGACGCCACCACGTCTTGGCGGATTAGAACTAGGCGGGGCTGGAATTGCCATCGGTTACCTCCTGTAGAAGCGCATGCATATCCTGCATCTGTCCCTTTTTCAATTTGTGTTCCTGTGCTTTAATACTTTCTAAGAAGTCTTTGCGAATCAGGACTCGTCCGTCATTAGTCGTCTTAACCGCGTCGGCTAGCACACCTTTCCATCCCTCCACATTGTCTCGAACTGCTAGATAGTCCTCTTGCATCTGCTCGTCGCTGGCTTTCTTTGCACGGTAAGGTGCTTCGCCTAGGGCGCCGAACAAGTCTTTTCTCTTACTGTACAGGCGCTGGGCAACCGCTTCTACACGGGTGTCCCAACGCTCGGTAATATTCTTTGGCGTCTTCTGTATACGCTTCTCTATCATTCGGACTCCGCTAGTGGTGTTCCGGGCTGCGGCTGCTCTTTAGGCGTAAGCAGTCCTCGCGGAGCTAGGGTCTGTGGTGCTCCGCCTTCGGGGAAGGGGCCACGGCCTAATCCTTCCCCTTCCATACCCGCTGGTGGTGCCATACCCGGTTGGACGCCTGCCATCGCCTGCAAGGCTTGTAGTGCCGCAGGGGAAACCGTATTCGGGTCGAGGTTTGCAATCTCTTGGTATTCATCTTCGTCAATCAGAACGTCCAGCCGCTGTAGTGCTTCTTTCATAAATCGTTCCTTCACGACGGGCAAGTTCTCAAGTTCTTCAATCTCTTTCTGCAGCTTCAACGTCGCAGGGTCTTCGATGTCCACAAGGTTCTCCATCCACCACACGTCGGGCAATCCGAGTTCCTTAGCCATCTTCGCAGTACCCAAGTCCTGTGCCCTATCGACGGGAGACTTCGGCTCGATACTGGCGCTGATACGGCCGCGGGCTACCTTAGCCTGTGCGGGTGTAATAGAAACGCCGTCAATCATTACTTCCTCACCAAGTTGTTCCACTCCACGGAGGAAGCAGTCCATCACGTCTACGGCGCCCATTGCCATGTGCTGGCTAATCGGGGTCAGCTTCGACCGCGCTACGTTAATACGTAGGTTCACTTGGAACGCTGGTGCGCTACCCTGTACCCGGCCAAATAGCACGTCCTCTAGGGTGTGGCGCTGGATGATGTCGTCTAGTTCAGTGATTAGGCGCTCGGCGTCAAAGAACTGCTGGGGCATTGGCAGAGGCTGTAGGTCTTCATCTGCAAACTTACTAGTAACACCTCCCAAGTTAACGCGGAGCTTGGGCCGGTCTCGACCCTCGTACGCCGCGGCAGACTCTGAACTAGTCCATACGTAGCTAGGCATGTAGTAAGTCCATACCATTGTCGCAAGCCGCGAAATGAGAAAATCGTAGCCGACTAGGGCATCCTTTGCGTCTGCGAGGAAGGACTTAAACTTCTCCGCGTAGTTAGACAATTCGGTCTTCATGCCCGGAATCATTACGACGGGGCATCTACCCAGCCCGTGCTTCCAGACGCGGAGCTTTCGGTAATCGTTGAAAACCACTGGTGAACTGGCCTCGGTGTTGTGGTCACTAGGACTCGTGCTTACGAGGAAATAACCTACGTACTCCGTGTCCGTGTACTCAACGACGGAAAGCTCGTCGAACCAGTTAATGGCGTTCTGTGAAATCAGTTCCTGCACCACCGCCGAGTTCATATCCTCAGCGAGAATCTTAGCCATTACTTTCTTGACCTCGATACTAGCGATGCACTTGTCGGAATTGTCTAGGAGTGCAAGCACGTCCATTGCAGGAATGTGCTGTATAACAAAGGGGAACTTCCCTTCGTCCTCTTTCCACTTGCGGATGCGCTTCATGTAAGTGGCGCTGCCTTCGTTCTCTTTGCGGACGGGGTATCCTGCCTGAATCGTCCATACGTTAGGAAGCGGCAGTGCCTTAAGGAAGGCATATCCGACACCGAGAAGGTCACGGCCAACGCGGGGCCAGAAGTCGTTACGCATTAGCTGCTGCTCGAAAATCTTAGCGCATGCGTGTTCTACTTGGTCTGACTCTAGTCCGGCCTCAGTCGTTAGCTCTGATGGTTCCATATGGAACGACGGCATTGCCATTAGCAAGCCGTTAGCATGTTCGATGATTCCACCCGCACGGCCTGAGTGAATTACCAGTGGCTCAATGTCACGGGCATCATTCGGGTCTAGCGTCTCAATGTCGTTACGCTGGTGGATAATATCACTAATCTCTTGTGCTACACCGTGGGCCTCTGACCAGTCTTTGGTCAGCTTAAGGTGCAGCGCCTGTACGGTCGCGGCCGTAGGTTCTGGTAAGAATGTTGCCATTAGCGCATCTCCAATCGGTACTCCGGCCGATTAATGTACCGGTCGGGGTGCCTCATCTTAGTAAGATTATCCACTAGTATAAATAGTGCGTCTATGTCGTCGTCGTGTCCTGTGTATCCAAAGTGTGTCAATTCGTATTCAGCGTCGGGGAACCACTCTGCGAACTTGGGGAAGATAAGGTGCCCTGACTGTAGGAAGGTGGCAATTACATTTGCCCTTGGGTTTTTTCCGCCACCCGTTGGTGAGACGGTAGTAATCGGAAGATGTGGGTTAGTTTGCTTTAGCGTTTCCACAGCAGGTGTACCAGCAGCCGAGTCTTCTACCCATATGCCAGCACAGTGCCAGTCTATGGATGAGTCATTGACGTTTATCATTAGCTCTGGTAAGAGCCAGCGTCCTTTCTTCCGTTCTAGTACGAAGATGCGGCCGAACCTGTCCATCCCGCCTATATAGCCTACGGAGAAGTCGTTCTGCTGTTTATCCTTAAGGGCGGTGTCCCAGCCGGCGCCTACGAGTAGCTTGCGGGCTTCACGGACGTAGCGAGGGTCATCATCATACGTCGGCACCTTGCTAATCATCTGTGCCTCACCGCCTGTAGTATCCCCCTGATACTGCGTTGCGAACATGGCGGGGTGCTGGTTCTTACGTTCTACTAGCAGGGAAATCGGGTATTCTTCGGGCCAGTACGACTCACCCTTCTCATTAATAGCCGGGATATGTATCTTCTTCCAGCCTTTTTGCAGCAGAAGACGGCCAATAAAGTCCTTGTCTGACCAGCGGGTGCCAATAACTAGCTGCCACGAGTCCGAGGTCATGCGTGTAAGGATGGCGTCGGCATAGTTTTTCCAAACTTTGTCGAGGAAAGCCCCAGTTGCGCTGTTCTTCTGGTCGTGCGCGTCGTCAATCAGTAGTCCGTTCAGTCTATAAGCAACGACGGCCGACATGGTTCCCCCGGCGCGAAGCGTCGGGTGTGGGTCTGTAGGGTCTGGACGCTGAACTTGCCATACTGCTACTCCCCACTTCTTCTTTTCGGGGCGAATCTTCGGAAAAACTAGCTGATACGGGAGGGATTCGGTGATAATGCGCTTAATGGCGCCTGACCTATCCCAGCCTACGGCATCCGAATAGCTAAGAAGTCCAGTATGTCGTTCAGGATAGCGGCCCACCATCCACGATATGAATAAAACACCGATTAATGTCGTCTTTCCTGACCCCGGTGGGGCTATAATGATGTACTTCTTGCCTGCGGGGGCGTCCCCAATCTTTTGTGCAGCTTCTAACCACAGTTCTTGGTGCTGCGGGGGGTCAATGTTGCCTACGAAACGCACAAATTCCTGGAAATTAGTCCGGGCAAGTGCGGCGCGGGCTAGAATCTCCTGCCCACGCAAAGTCTTTTCGATATTCGCCAACTAGAATCCCCTAGCTAGTAAATGCTGCTGCTCCTCTGACGTCAGGTTATCTACCTGAGCCGCCATTGTGCTGGCCTCTCGGTCGCTGGCAATCTGTCCGGCCTTAAGAATCTGCTCAGCCGCCCAAATCGCAGCCTTAAGCTGGGACGAGACGACTCCCGGTTCTCCACCGTGGTCAGCGATGCTCTGAATATTTCCAATATTTTGTACTAAGTTTGTCCTTAGTAATTCTACCGCCTGCTCAGTCACGGATGCGCGAAGTTCTTGGAGTCGGGCTTGGAACGCGGGCTGCTTCTTCCAAACACAGATGGTTTTCTCGGTCTTATCAAGACTGCGAGCAATGTCAGCCCCTGTTCGGCCCTCCACCATCATTAGCGCGGCTCGCTCCTGTGCTGGCGACAGTTCTCGGTATTCTGTTTCTAGTACGGCCAAGTTAGTTAATTACAATCGCGGGTGCAGTGTAGCTTCTGCGCCCTGTGGTATGACAACGTGGACAAGTCTCCCGCTTTTCTACCTCTAGGTGGGACTTGTTAATGTCGAATGTCTTCCCGCAGTGGGGATTGACGCATTGATATTCATAAATAGCGATTTCATTGCCCTCTCTTTCTAGATGTAGGGGGAGGTTTTATATATCTATTTTTATTATACCACACCGGCGCGAGTTTGTCAACCCCTATTTCACAATATTTTGTGAATTCTCAAATCTTTCTACAAATTAACCTAATCTGGTAATGAACTTCCGTCTTCGGTGCACTGATGTTAATTGCTTATACAGCAAAAAACCGCCGAAAGTGGAGGTCAGCGCCGCCTAAAACCCTGCTATACCGCTTACTAGGGCTACTATTTACTGCGAATTATCTTTTGAAAATGTGGGCATACCTCCCCTTAACTCTCTGACTGCGCGCGCGAAGGGGTCTGACTTTCCCAACTCCCGGCGTGTCGGGGCGAAATGAGGAAAAACGAGCATTTACTAGTAAATTGGAGGTGGATTGACATTTGTGTATCCACTAACAAGTGCAATACCCGCAGTAGATTGA